TGAATTAATCTTAAACCTTCCCTTATCGAATGAACGAATGGGAGCCAAGTAAGGACCTAAAGAGAAAGACGCATCCCATCTCGCAGGAATCTGTCCAGTTTCACTCTTTGCCACCTCTTTGAATATGTTTGTCACTTTGAATGTGAATGCTTCACTACCACCCAATCTATTCATCCATAGCAATCTCAAGTTTTTAGTACAGCATTCTTTTATTTCATATACATACAATTGACTCGATGCTATATATCCTGACATCGACAAATTACCCATAGTAACAGTGTAGTATTTCACACCACTAAATGATGTAATCGCCCCACTATCCCAAGTAACACCAGTAAGATTTGGTACGCCAACACCGATCGTGTAAGGAATAAATGTATTGTTACCGGTAAACTTCTTTACTGCCGTTTCTACCAAGTTACCACCACTATCAAAGGTCATAATATTGAAGGCATTTAAGTTAGCATCATTTGGTAAGAATGTCATGTATTCATTCTCTGTATCGCAGATAGGCTTGTAATTGTTTAACCCAAAAGGATGGGTAACTAAAGCAGGTTGATTACCGGCATAAGTGATACAATAGTTGTTGAATCCCTGATTTTCATTGAATGGCTGTGGAGCTCCACTCAAAGCATATTCTTTTGTCAATATATCAGTACCTGGAGCAAGAACCAAAAGACCAGTTACTGGATCAATGACAAAGTATTTCACCAATCCTAAAAAATCTCCATGTATATCAGGATTGGCAGTCAAATAAGGTTGTCCAAAGTTGGCTCCAAAGATACTCGTTTGTGCTTGTGGCTTCGGTTGACTTTGTGTCTGTAATATCCTGCTAAAATCAAATTCAAAGAAGTAATCATTCGATACCACTTTGTAAGGAGATTTGTCTATTGTTGTGACTATACCATCGACCGCAGCAGTCAATGAAGCTTTGACAATAGGATTGACACTTGTAATCTTTGTCACCCATAGACATGGGGCATACATAGATTGTATATTATATACCGGGCCGTAAATTATTGACATTTTATCCGTTTAAATAGTTATTTAATTCCTCATCACTGGCAGTTAGTGTATCAAACAATTCCACCCATTCAGCATAAGAACTGCCAGGAGCAATCTTATAAGATGTTTGAGCAGATACTCTTTGAAAGGCTAACTTCTGACTATCTGTCGCAGCTGAAAATTGTGTAGCATATATTGTTGGATACATTACTATGTCCCAATTTTTAACCCAATTCAAAGGCCAAAAGGAGAAGATTCCATACTTTACTGTCGTTGTATTCTCTCCTAAAGCTTCATTTGCTATGGTTTCTTGTAGTTCTGCTTCATCGTAAGTCATTGTATATATGTTTTTTTAAGTTTTTTAATAAGATTTTGCTAATGTATCTGAAATTAATGTAGTTATCACTTCTGTCATTGCTTTTTCTATAAGTTCTGCCACCTCTTTTTCTGTATCTTTTAAAGCATCATTGATGGCTCCGGTCTTCTTACCCATAGATTTGCTGTTATTTGTCGGCATTCCCTCAATACTATGTTTCTTTGCTATGGCAAATGCTACTCTTAATGCTTCCTTTTCATCCGATATACCTAATTTTATTTTGGCAAATCTCTGTAATCCCTCTATTCTTGGTTTGGCAAATGGCTTCTTTATTTGAGCAGCAGTAACACCATAATTTTGATACATCCCATAGTCATTCAAATAAAAATCCACCCTGCCTCCTATATCTGTTGTCTGTATTTTATAGTTGATTGTGTCAATTAGATCTCCAGTCATTACATGGTCTTGTAGCTTGAAGTTGTAAATCACAGCTTTCTTTACGACTTCACCAATGCTATTCAACAATGTATCTAAATCATTCATTTTCTCTTTTTATCTAATCTTTCAATCACTATATCTGCCGGAAGCTTGACAATGTATGTCGCCTGGTATATTGTTTTTATCATAGTGTAGTTCTTCCCTTTGTAATTGTATGGCATTACTTGCCTAATCTCTGTAATTGGAAAAACAATCTCCTCAAAATCTGTCATATCAGGTGACTTACAAACAAACTTTATATTACTCATAATAATTCATAATCGTTAATGGATGGTGGAACATCGTTAAACGCAGTAGGTAAGTTTGGAATATCCACAGTATCAAGAGGACAATCCATTTGGTACCAGATCGTGAAGTCACACTTAATCAAACACAAACTGTCATTGTGTTTATCACTGATATAATCCGTTTGTACCGGACCTTGAAATCCTATTTGATAAGGAGCCGTTCTTCCCACTCTGTTGAACTCCGAAAAGACATTGACTACCAATGCCTCCAAGTCCCTGAATACTTCAATAATACTTCTTTGGTTCATTGTCCCATCGTTATTGTAGTATTGAAGATCACTAAACACCATAGTACATCTCAAAGTATTGGTATATCTTTTCTCTTTGATTTCAAGGGATCCTGTTGGATACAAGAACTGGATTGATGGGTATAATTTACCAACAGTATTCTGTCCAGTCCAGTTGTTTTGGATATTCGTATTGATGTCACTATACCACCCAAAATGATAAAAACCCACTCGACCAGGAGTAGAGACATTGATGCTCTGACATACTTGGTTGAATAGGTTTGATAATTGTACTATGTTCATAGGTAAGAATTTCGCACAATTTACATAATTTATTCAATAATTTTTTACGATTATTTCTTTTTACTCAATACCTCGCTGTATCTGTTTTGATAGGCATTCTCTTCAGCGACAGAGCTCAAATAGGTAAAGGCTTCCCATAGGTTTGCTTGTTCTGCTGAATGTAAGGGAGTAAGGTCCGGTCTGTTGAATATTCCGCTTTCTGCTAATTGCTTAATGGTGAGATACCATCCGAATCGTTCTGTAAGGACTCCAACTCCTGCTTTAACTTCGTCAAAAGTTGGTTGTTTGTAGAGATTAACGAACTTATTTGCGATTTCTCGATTTGTTTCAGCAAAAAAAAACATACCCTCCATACATCGAGCATATTCCATTCTAAGAAATCCTTCTCTCTTTTGAGTAATCTTTCGTGATACTGTTCACCTTTCTTTCTTACCAGGACACACATAACTTTAGGCATAGCAAACCAGTTACCTGCTTCCATACTTTGCATCTGTGCTATGAACTGTGCTGTTTCGGCAAACTCAATCACTGTGCTATCCTTCATAAACTGGGTAGGTAAATACCACACTTCATCTCCTCTTTCGATAATGTGATCGTATTCCACTTCAGGTAAGTTGTTGAATATACTTATCAAATGAATATACATCCATTCCAAAGCTTTCACTTCCATACCGGTGCCACCATCCTTACCCAAGATATAATCTTCTGACAATCCTGAAAAGTAAGATACCACCCTCGCATAGTACGGATAGAATTGTTGTGATTTGATTAGATCTGTAATGCTCTCAAATTGATTGTTTAACTCCTCATATTTGGTTGTATGCTCTTTACTTCCCTTTGTCAAAGTGTCCAACTCACTCGATAACTGATCTATATTCTTTAGTATCTGTGGCTTCGTTGGTTCAATCAAAGAAAGAAAGTCCAAATACTTCTTTAGTGTTATGTCTTTTAACTCCAAAGGGTATTCGAACTTATCTCCATTACTCGTTGATAGTTGTATCATCTTTCTTCTTTCTGGTCTTTTTGATTGTAGTTTCACTATTGGCTAATACATTGGCCTCATACATTTCTTTGGCCTCCATTAGTGATATTCTGTTTTCTTTCTCGATAACATCTTTTGGTTTGTTGCTACCTTCCAATATACCAGCATCTCCCATTACTTGTGGTTTAAATCTGTTATTGGATCTGTTGTTGTTGATGTATCTCTGTATTTGTCCTGACAAAGCTCTGGAAGCAAAGTCATTGTACTTCGATAATACACCAATGGTGTCTGTTAGTTGTTTGATGTCATTCTGTTCCATCTTCTTTAGTTTGATTGTTTAATAATTCATTCGCTGTCGCTTTTCTCAATCCAAGCAATCCAGCTCCTATACCAACAAAGATAATACTTTGTGTTATAATATCAATATCCTTGTTTATGAATACCTTGTCCAAGCATCCAATGAGAAAGCATAATGTTCCAACAGTACACACCAAGACACCCATTGTCCCTGAAGCACTGGTCTTCCCATCACTATTGGATGTCATTTGGGCAAAGCTAAACGACTCTATTCGGGTTAATAACTTCTTCATAGTATTTTATTATTCTGTTTATTGCCAAATTTACCAAAGAAGGTTTGGGAGGAATAGTGCTCTCACCATTTACAAACCTTTGATGGTCTTTTAGTATCTCTATTGCTTTATCTATGTTCATGATTAATTATTATCCAAATGCCAATACTCCCTTTTGTGTATCTGTAAGCTCTCGCACAATATATCTCAAAGAATCCATGCTGTGATCTTCACTTGTCACTACTTCATTGGTAAAATTACCATCCTTGTCTTCTTTATACCGGTAAGATCCTATCTCCCTGATTGTATTGTGTGAATTGGCTGTAATGTACAAAGAATATTCCAATATTCGCAGTATTCCATAGTAGATTGAATTGGCTCCCTTCTCACTTGGTTTCACATTGAATATACTTCTCAAGTCCTTAATAATCTCTGGTCTCGCATTATCTGCCACTATCTTACTACCCTTTGATATGTTTAGTTTTATCAATTCATTCAATATGTCCTTACTTGTCATATTGGATTTGTATAAGAGCTCGTTGATATAGATCCTTTTGTTTGGCTTGTCCAACTTCACATGTAACAGAACAGTCGGATCATTAAAACCAAAGTCCATACCATAACCATCCAAAGCTTTCACCTGGTTAAATTGCTCCAGTGATATGCTGTTCCATTTAGGAAAGACCAATCCCCCTTCAAATGGTTTAGGATCCTGTTGGTATAGTGCCTGAAAGGCTCTTGGATTTGCCACCTTAATCTCCATTAATCTCTTTAACGAATGCTTACTCTCCCATAGTGCTTCTCCTGGCTCTCTCACATCGTGTATACTTGTCACACCTTCATTGATCGCAGGAAGGGATAGGATTGTCCAGGAGTTATCGTGGTTCATCCGTGATAATATCCGACCGCTCAAGTCATCCAAATTCCATCTTGTTTGTGTCACTATGATTTGACTGTCATTGTGTAACCTTGTTAAAAATACTTGTGTGAACCAATCCCACACCCTGCTACGATATGTAATGGATTCCGCTTCGATAGCATCTTTTACTGGGTCATCAATGATACCAATGTCGGCAGGAGTTCCAGTAAGGGAGCCACCAACACCAATGGACTTATAAAACCCTCTATGCTCTACTATCTCAAACATATCAGAGTTTCTCAAGTAGTTTCCTTTGGCTTTCGCTCCTCCTCCGTTTAGAGTAGTGTCAGGGAAGATTTCACTGTACTTCTGATCATCAATAATCCTTTGTACATCTCTGTTGAAGGATGTCGCTAAATCGGAAGAGTAAGAACAACCGATAATCTTTAGTTTGGGATTGCGGCCCAATAGATAGGCAGGTAATCTCCTTGATGTGAGCTCCGACTTTCCATGCTGTGGTGGCATAAACACCATTAACTTCTTTATCTTACCTTCTGCGAATTGCTGAAGATAGTCCATAAGGAGATCGTGATGCCAGTTGATTTCATAGTCAGGCTTTGTATATTGAACAAAGTCCCTAAACTCCTCACTCGCTAACTTTGCCTTTATCTCTTGTTGCTTTTGTAATAAGAGCATCCATTGCTCGGAGTTCATCTTTTGTTAGTTTATTGATGTCAATATCCATCTTAACGGCAGGTTCATCATTATCCCCTGATATTTTTTGATATTGTGTGCCCAATCGTTTCAATTCATCTTCTGTGGCATGTAGTTTATACCACATAGCTAATAAGGCAGGATTGTCACTATCTTCCAACTTCCTTTTTATTTTGGTTTTTTTCTTTGCCACTTCCATCCATATGGCTTCACTTATCTCTAACTCCTTGTTGTAACCGGCATGATAGAATTGTGATTTCTTAATGGGGATGTATTCAAGTAACTGATCTACGGAAGTGATGTTGTGTTCCTGTATTGCCTTGACTGAATATTCAATTAGCCATTGTCTATCGTATGTCATTATCTTTTGGTTTATCTATGTTCATTATTGTTTCGTATCCATCGAGCATATGTTGACTGAATTGTACCTGGCAGATTGCCATTCTTTGCTGTACATCTGTATACTCTGTTGTCATTATCTCATCGGACATACATCTGTCAATGAAATCTTTCTTTTTCTCTGTTGGTCTTGGTGTTGGAATAGGCATTGTTTATGGTTTAAGGATTAATACTATGATAGTTGATGTCACTACTGTGGAACCAATACCGAAGTAAGCAAGTCCCTTCCAGAAGTTTTTCTTTTTTATCTCTGACTCAAGTGATTTTTTCACATCTTCATTGAGTTTTTCAGTTCTCCGGTAACTGTCTATGATATGATTCATCTCTCCAATCTCAATGGAGTAGTTGATATTAACCGATTCTAATTGGTTTATGACTTTGTTTTTGTCCTGTACTACCAATTGTAAGTCATCGACTACTGACATACACTGCTTATTATCCACTTTACAATGGGTAAGGCTGTCAAATCTGTTCAAAACCCATTGAGCATAGGGCCTGTTCATCACAAAGACAGTGTCACCATTGATCACTTGTTGTGTGATTGTTCTATTTTGGGAGTAAAGCATTGAGAATGGCAGAAGAACTGCTATCCACCCAGTTAGTAAAAGCTTTGTCATTATTGAATTTTAACTTGTTTATTCTTATTGCTATCTCTTTTTCCGTTTCTGACATCTTTTCCTTCAAGCTGTCAATACTATTCACCAATTGTGCTCTTTGCTCTCTAATCGAATTTATTTGATTGTAGAGGCTATCTCTATACCTTTTCTCTTCTTTCAAATAATTTGTGTAGTTATCTTCCCTTGTATTGATCCAAGTGAGAAAGTATATCAGGATAAGATTATGGACAACAGCCATAAGGATGAAGACAATGGGAGCTATGTATTCTTTTTTGATTTTCATTTTATGTCTTTTGATTCAATGAGTGTATATGTAAAGGAATTTCCCCAAAGTTCTTTTGCTTTTCTACACATATTCATAAACTTGTTGAATTCCCCTACTCTTTTAAACACCTGGCACCCTTCTGACCAGTTCTCCACATAGGTAGATTCTGTATTGGGGTTTGATCTGTGGATGTTGATGCCATAAACACCAAAGGCAGGAGTATGATAGTCGTAAACCATGTCCTTATTTCTGTCCCTGAACACCTTGACATTGTCTTTTTGTCCAAGAGCTTCGTATAGGTTCTTATGTCTGCGGATCATATGGCTTCCCTTGTATTGACCGGGAGCTAATATCGCTACACCATAAGGATTCTTAAACTCTATCATAGCTTTCCTGCCGGGATCGGTAGTGGCTAAATATTCATAGTAGTGCCAAATGTCATTCACCTTGAAAGATAATGTAATCCAGTCATCAAAGATATTAGTAACTGACTTACCTGGTATGCTGTTCCTGATGCCAATGATATTGATGTTGTAATCTCCATTGGTAAAATACTCGTACCCGAGTTCATTCATTGCTTTTTCTATCTGCTCTCTGGTGAATTTCGTTGTGTTCATTTTTTGTCTTTGGGATATTCAAGGAAAAAAGGCCAGAACATTCCACCTCCTAAACATGGAAAAAACATGAATAAGGCAAAGGCAATGAATTGTCCGTTCTTTACTCTTGGATATTTTGTCAGGAATTGTTTGATGGTATCTCTATACACAATAAGACCAGCTGGTAAGGCTACGAGTGTGTATGAAATAAGAAATAAATTTGTAAACATAAGATGGTTGTTTGGTTTAGTGTAAAAATAGTATTTTATTTGTTATCAGAAAAAGTTCTTGAGGTCTTTCTTTTAACATAATGTAGTGCCCCACTTCCAAATAGGTTGTGGGGTTTTTCATTACTTGTTTTCAAGAAGAAACTTTGTACTTCCATCATCTCTACCGGTAGCTTTGATAAAATCGACTTCTACTTTGGCAGAATTGACAATCACTTGTGCTACTGATGCTATTGTCTTGGCTCTGTCCAAATCCATTGGAGCATCAGGATCCTTTAGCATTTCAAGTGTTTCGAATAAATGATTACGCAAATCATCAATCTTGTTTCTCGGCATTGTTAATTCGTTTTAAAATTTTTGTAATAATAATCTGTGCGGACTTAATGTCAGTAGGGTAATATTTTTGATTGGAAGACATATGGTCTTTTCTTGTGGATAGATACAGATTGTCAATATCACAATTGGTTTTGTTCCCATCCTTAAATTTTACAATCATATTCTTTTCAATAGGGCCGTAGTGTTGCTCCCAGACATATCTGTGTTTTAGCATCATAGCTCTTTTATTAGCAACTTTGATAAAAACATATCCATCTTTGGCACATATCCTTTCGTGACCGACTGGCTTTGCGTTATGTGGAAGTTGTCCAGGTTTAAACATGGTTTTCTTTGCTATCTCATATACATGCTTTGGCATCTTTACACCTTTGTTTAATGGAACATTACCTTTTTTAAATGCTCCTTTCATTCGACCTTCTTCTCGTTTTTTTATAACGATAGGATCTTTAACAATTTTGTTTCTGTGCATTATGCTTGTAATTGTGCTAAATTTCATATTGAACATTTCTGCCAATTCAGTATCTAAAAAGTAAGGCCCCATTTCAAGTATTTGTGCCATAATATGTCCAGGAATAGCTTTGCTCATTTTTTTTATAGAAGTCCGATTTTTAAATGTCTATTTTCCAGCAATCGAGATTATTGAAGTATGAACCATTCTTTGCCTTGTATCCTTTGATGTTGAAATGGCATGTAATTTTCATTCCTTCCATAAGATTATTGGAATACTTCTCAAGGTTTTTGTTCATCAGTTTGAGTGTTACGAATTGAGGATAATCCCCCTCTGTTTGAATTGTGAATTCCTGTACTTTGAATGTCTCGAATTCTTGAACTGGATTGATTTCGGCTACTGTGCCTGTAATGTTGAAATTCATTGTTGATTGGTTTATTGATTTGATAAATAATTTGAATAGTATCTGTAAGATTGAATAAGAAAGCAGGATCTATTTTGTAATGGTGGCAGAAGAGATACAGTTGTCGAATTGTGATGCTTCTTTTCTTATCGATTATCTGTTTAATGATATGGGGATAGGTTTCCATCACTTCAGCTATTTCTATACGCTTAATCTTTTTACCATTAAGAGCATTAAGGTAAGATAATGCCAGGACAAATTTATCTGCTATTATATCAATGAGCTCCTGATCTTTAGTTTGTGACATATTTGTTGTATAATTTTTTGGCAAATATAATGGGTTCTTCTTGGAACTGGGATGGAGTGTTGATGTATTCATTTAGTTCCGGATAGAAATCTTCTTCTGTCAGTTCATCAATTTTAAGAACTATGGATATGGAAGATTCGAGAAGGTTGATAAGTTCATCTGTGAGCTCTGTGATGTCTACACCGAGAGCTTTTAGTTGTCTCATTTTTTGGTTGTATAGGCAAATCCTTTTCAGGACTGACTCTATGTAAAAGATTTGATCGTTCATTTGGTTTGAAGGTTAAAAAGGAGCCACCCATTGTGATAGATGGCCCCAGTGTTGTTAAATAAATAGGCTTATTTTGTTTTGGTTTTTGTAATTATATATCTTCTCGATAGCATCTCTCCAGTGGTGAGCTTTTACACACTTGTCTAACAATTCATAATTAAATTGAAGTTTATGAATAAACATATCTAAATCAAATAATGGATTTTGAAGTACAGTGATAAGAACTTGAACAAATTTTTGATTACCATATTTTGTATAGTATTTGCCAATTTTCCTAATTTTTTCTGCTAATTCATAAGCATAGTCAAAGTCATTACCGACAAAGGATCCATTTTCGATACAATTGCTGTTTTCATGTTTAGTTTTATTTGTACCGGATTTGTTTATCATATAAAGACATGATCTCAATTCAAAATCTTTATTGACTTCCATAAATCTCTTTAGTTTGATGTATGGCTCCAATCCCATTTTAGCATAACCCTCAATAAAATCTTTTGGCATCCAGTTCTTTTGATTCATGTTGAGTGTATGAACTTGTTCCAATCGATAGCTATCTGCTTTAATGTAATAAATGGGCACACCATCAAGTCCTTGAGCTGCCATGAGCCTATGTTGTCCATCTATGACTTCCATATTTTCATTAACAATGATTGGACACATTAGAACACCATGATCAATCATGGATTGTCTTAATCTTTTGATGTGTAAAAGATTTGTTGGTCTGTTACCAGGTAACTGTTTAAAAATACTCAAATCGTAAGTTTTCAATACTTCGCCTACTTTTTGTGTGTTCGCTTGTCTGTTAGTGTTAGACATTGGCTGGAAAAAAGTTGTTGTCATAAAAAATATTTAAAAAAGGTTAAAAAATACTACTCTATTTCGATTCCAAGCTTGTCAATCATCTCCATTTGGAGAGAAAGACAATATCTGTAAAATCTATCACATTTGAGAGAGAGCTCAATGATACTGTCTTCGTTTCTATTGACTGTCTGCTCGATATATTGTAATTCAAATGGGTATCGTGGATCGTAAGAAATAAATGTACAGGTAGTGGCACCAGTGATCCACATGTATCCTTGTATCTGCCACCAATAATCTGCTATGTAATCATTGACCGGAGTGTCACAATTTAACCAGGAGAAGTCCTTAAGATTGTTGAAATGGTTGGTAGGGTTGGAAGGACATTTCACTTCAATGATGCTGTGAGCATTTACAATACCATCAGGAGTGCCTCTGACATATGGAACAGTAGGATGAACGATGGGAAGGATTGGTTTTGATACTTGAACGAGATTTGCCAGTTCAAATCTTTCAATGGCATGTGGTTCAAATTCGATTCCATGAGCCAAAGAGAAAGCTTTCACTTCTGGTTTGTAAACTCCAAAGGATTGCATCACTACTTCTGTGGCATATTCTTTAGCAATCAGACCAAAGTCCTCGTTTTTACCTTTGGTCATTATCTTCTTGTAGTTGGAAGGAGTGATAAACATTTGCTTTAATTCCATAATACTTGGTTTTTAATGGTTAAATGGTTTTTTGTGGTTGAATGGTAGAACGAATATATACTATTTTGTATTTATAACATAGTTTTTTAAACATTATTTTGCTTTATTATATATTTTTTTTCCAATTAGTGCCAATTTATAGGCATCTCGTTTGTCTTGTTCGTAGTTCAGACCTTTGTAGGTATGTTTTTTTTCAGGATTTACACTGTGTTTTTCATAGATCATTACGAGCTCTGTCTCGCTATGATTTAACTTTCTACCTTTGTCTTTGGGAGATATGCCAACTACATTGAAATTACTGTATTTTAGGTAGTCAACTACGAGTTGTGATATAGCCTGATTGGCACCGACATTTCGTGAGAGCTTTGCCACTACTAATTTGGAACCATTCATATTGAAAGTAAGGTTTTGAAGATTTGAATTTTCAACTACTATGATATGATGGTCATCAATAAAGTGTGTATTTGCGTTCACCCATTCCAAGAAATCAATAAATGTTTTCATTGTATAGAATGAAACAATATTATCCTGGATAACACAGATGGTGAATCCACTATCTCTGAATGCTGGATCAATTCCAATTAGTATCATATTGATGTAGTTTTTTTCTGTGAATAAGGGAGTTGATATAAGACCAGTAGTTTGCTTTTCCACCATATCCTTTCAGTTGGTTACAAGTTGTAACCGATTGATACCGGAGCTGTGGATAGTGATGTGAAAGGAATAGAGCATGATCAATGAATGAGTGCCAGGTATTGATATAACTTCTCCATTTAACTTGTCTTCTGTCTATGAAGAAAGTGTTGGTATAGGATATGGCATTGGGAAAGTATTTTATTCCAAAGTGATTATTGGAATGTTTGGCTATGTATGATTTTCCTCCTCCTGTTTCTACAAGTGACTGGGCCAATTGAAGTGATGTTGGAATACCGGTAAGTATTTCAAGTATTTTGGCTTTGAAAAGATGTTTTTGAATATACTCTTCTTGAGATTCAGGTTCACCAATGAGAAGGGATAATATGAGCAGGTATGTAAGCATTAGTATGTGGATCCTGTGATATAATACCATACGAATAATTTCGCATAGAGTGACTCTGTCTTTTGTTTATGGTCAGGAGATTCAATACCGGAAAGAATATTCTTTGTTTGTTTACGGGCAGATTCTGCCGCATAGGCATTGAAAGAATTTCTACCGGAAGATATGTTTCGTAGAGCATCCTTTTTGGCTTTCTCATACATTTGCTTTTTGATGTCTCTGGGGAAGTCGACCTTTCCAAAATATTTAAGGATCTTTCCGAAGTACATTGGTATCTCCTGGTATTCGGAGTAAACGGCTTCACCTGATTCTTGTAATTTTTGTTTGGCATCATTCATTGTTGCCATTGCGTGAATACGAGCTCTGTGGTTTAGTTCATCAATTTCCTGCCATGTTTTTGTCCTGGTGTTATCTACTTTGGAAAGTTTCTCCATGAGTAGTTTGTTTCTGTACCTGGAATAGTTGTTTAGGACATCAGCTACCAGTGTGATTGACATTCTTTTGTATTTGGATAGTTCGAATTCAAACTTTTTCATGGCAGCACATTCGAAGGCTAATGGTATTTCATTTGGTCCTAATGTCATAAAGTTTTTTTCGATGAAGTAGAAACAATCTTTTATAATTTGTCTGTCAGTATCAGGTTCATATCCAAGATAGTTTTGACATACAGAGATTAGGCTACCCATGATGAAGTCCATGTTCACTTCTCTGTCAGTATCTTTGATTTGATTGGTTGAACCGATATACATTTCTTCAAAAGTATTTCTTCTGGTTACGCTGTTCGTCATCTCTAATTTGCTGTTTGAGTTGTTCAATTGTAGATCTTGTTCGTTGTTCATAAGATAGTTGTTTAAAGTTATTTGAATATTGATTTTGAGCTGTTGTAGTTTGTTGAAGGTATTTGTTGAAATTGGAATTTCTGAATAGTGTTTCAATCACATAGTGTTCTTTCATTTTTGGATCTGAAAGCATTTGGGATTTAAAAGTTAGCATATTTTTTACTTCTTCCATAGAAACATCTGGATTATCTTTCAATGCCAGGGATATGGATTTGTATGGTTGGTATTTGACAAACTTGTCATATGCTGTTGGTATTCTTGGTTTGGTATTGGTTATGGAATAATAAAAATCCATTATTTCAACAAACTGAAAATAGAAGGGCAAATCTGTGATTTGTTTTTCCTTTCTCTCTTTATTATTATTATTTAAATTATCATTTATTATATTATCTATCTTAATATTATTATTATTTATATTATAGTTCGGATATACATCCGTAGGGGTTCGGATTTCTATCCGTAGGGGGTTCGGGTTTTCATCCGTAGGGGGTTCGGATGTGTGTCCGTAGGGGTATGGGTTTTTATCCGTAGGTTCGGATGAGAATCCGTAGGTTAAAATTGAAAATATTTCACTTATTGAATAGTAAGAAGCTCCCATCTTTTGATTGTCCTGGTGTGGATTAATTATACCCATTTCAGACATTCTTTTTAATCTTCGATACACAGTATCCTTTTTCATTTTCAACAATGGCAAGTTATCAATGATAAGTTTATATGAGATCCAAAAATAATCTTCATTATCGAATGTAACTTTTTTCACATCCTTTGACTTTATCCATTGGGATATGAAAGACAATATGTGAGCATCATAGATATCTATGTCCATTCCACTTTCAATTATTGCCTTTTGATTAATAAATAAATTGTATCTCATAAAATTAAAAAAGCCTCCAAAAGTGCGTGTAGTAGAGAATACACAACACCTCGAAGGCTTGTAATTGGGTTTATGTTGTTGGAAAGTTGGTTCTCGTTCTCTACTCCAAGAATCAACTTCAATGCTAATATAACTTATTTATTCTTAACAGGAAAGTATTTCACATAATATTTCAAGTGCTTCCCTTCCACATTTATTCTTTCAACTAAAAAGTCACATCCGCTCTTTTCTTCCCTGACAAATGTTCCAATCATATTTCTAATGTCCAGTGTCGATAACATATTCATCTTGAAATGTAATTCATCCAGGACAGCATAGGGAGTGATGGTAACAATGTCAAAAGTGTCCATCATTTCTTCCATGTTGACAACAATAAGACGATCAATGTATCTGTCTGGTTGGAATGACTGTTCTTTTTTTTCAATTGCTGTTCTTACTTTCTGTAATTCATTGCTCAAAACATGCTTTGATACAATGGCATCTCTTGCCTCTTTGTTTATGTACATAGTATTGCCTTTTTTCTGTTCTTTAATGGCTTCTTCCATCGTGTTGTAAGTGCCAATATACTCACCTAATCTGTTATTCACACAAACATATGCCTGATATTTGTTATTGTGCTTGTTGATATATATCCCCTTTGGTAAATTGGCATTAAACAAATCTTTCGTTTTAGGCATTTTTTTGCTGTGGTGTTGGTTATGTATCACCTTTTTGAATTTAGTGTCGCAAAACGGATTTTCTGCCGTTTCTATGGTGTTTTTTCTGTTAATCTTTTGTGGTTTAAACTTTGGATTTATTCCCAATGCTCGATATAAAGCTTCAAGAGCTGCCTTTGCTTCATCTAAAGAGTAGTGAGTGCCACCATAATGGTCAACACCATTCTTGACAACATTGACATAATACTTTCCATTTCTTACTTTGATGTTTCTTGGGATTTCACAATTGTTTTTCATAATAATTTAGGTTTTTTTGGTTCTTTTGAATGGCTATTTCTTTAATTTTTTTAATGTCATTGGCTGTTTTGTACTGGGCCATGTATTCAAATATACCGGCATATACCACAGCTCTCTTCATAAATGAATAATGTTGGTTACTCTTTATGGATTCCCAGATGTAATCTTCCATCTTTAACAATATTTTCTTCTTGTCATCGTATTGGAGATCAATAGATTTCATCCCTGCCTGGATAACCTGATTGGCCATGATGACTGTTGTCTTTTTGGAAGTAAATACTTCAACAATGGAAGAGGCAATCACTATCTTTGAACAGACAGGATACTTTCCATCGTACCCTATCTGCTCTTGGATGTAGTTGATATACCCATCTGCTTGTATGCTAATTTCAACTAATGAGTGTTTCATAATAATTCTTCAACGATTTTCAATTGTTCTTTTGTAAGCTTGTACTTTTTGATAGCATTGCCCACTCTCATTACAGGATTCACCTTAATCCAATCTATCAACTTGTTAAACTGCTCTTCCGTTTCTACTGGTGTCTTTGAATTTTCACTAACTACCAAATCTTCCTTTTGGATGGGAGCTCCAACAGCATCCGTATCAACATCAACATTGATACATAGGATAGCAGAAAGGCTGTATCTCTTTGCGTAAGTGATTCCACCTCCCATATCCTGGAGAGCATTGGTTCCCTTGTTACCGGACATCGGAGAGAATGGCATCATTGATGTTCTGAACTCTCCGCTTGTGTGATAGATGGTAGTGGAAAGAAAATCCCCAGTCATATCCTGGCAGATCACAAGACCGCACTCAATAAGCATAGGTCTGATGGTAGTCAATAGATTGTCAAGAGTTACATATCCATTCTTCAAGTGAGCATTCTTACCATCCTTTTTCAAGGAAGCATTTTGGAATAGACCTTGAAATTTTACAAGGGCCTTAACCAGTTCTGTGATGGTCTCACTTTGGATTAGATGTTCATTTACATTTCTCATATTATTGTGGTTTAAATGGTTACTTAATTTGGATTAGAGCATAGGTTCCAGTCAATTGGTCTGTAACTTCAAAGAAGGTTTTGTCATCATGATCTTCATTGTCATCAAGACCTAACTCTACTTTGTCATCGAGCTCAAGGTCATCAATGTTTAACTCAATCATTTTTAATGTTCTAACTACTGACAACATCTGAACATCATTGCCATCGATATGGAAAAACATATCCTTGACATAATCTCCGTAAAGTTCTACTAATGCTTTTTGCTTGTACTCTGGTAAGTGGCTGAATGGTTTCATAATACTTGGTTTTGAATGATTGTATAATTGATTAACGAATACAAATATAACATTATTTTAATTTATAACAAATTTTTTATAAATAAATATTCAAAAGAAATAAAAAAAACTCATGAGTGTTATCCCATGAGTCCCCCTTAAAAACTATTTGAATACAAATGAAAATTACTTATTAGATTTCTCCTCGTAGAGTTTGATTATCTTTTCTCTGTCCTGGAGATTAGATTCCAATCTGTCTTTGTATGAACTGAACATCGTTTTTATCTCCTCGATATGTTCCTTGTGTTCTGTCCTGGTGTTTTGTTGTTCCTTTGCGAATGTCTCGGTCAATTCCTTCATTTGTTTCTTGGTATCATTCAACCAAAAATACAAAATAGCCGGTACACCCATAGATCCGATGGCCTGTAATATCTCCACTTCGCTAATTATACCTCCTGTAAAAAGAAGTAATCCACATCCTGATGCTATATCTACTATTCCGTGACTTGTCATTGCCATTTTTATCTCTACAAATATAACGAAAAGGATAGGCATTTCACCTACTTACTAAAAATATCGTTATTTTATAGAGTGTCTATATTTACTCCCAGAGCTGTCGAAAATGATTGTAAGCTGTCATATGCCACACCTTCGACTAAAGTGTCTCTAAAGTCAAATAAACGAATAGTTTGACCACCATTCTCTACGAATATAACATGGAAGCTGTACTGATCTACATAATAAGCTTCATTGGAATATAACTGAACTGCTTTGTCATCAATAATCCAATTCAATGGGCCAATAACTGAAATCATAATCATATTGCTTTATTTAAAATTACATTCACCATTCTTAATGTTGTACTATCTGCCGCATTACCTAACTGAATAGCTACAATGATATACTGATTTTGTGTCCAATCAATCGTAATATCACTGGGAGCAACAGTTGATAAGGCAGCACTATCTGTAAGAGCTCCAGAGGCAGCAGCGACAAAGTTTGTTGTGGCACCATCGACATTGGCAGTTCTTTCCACTAAAAAGAATCTACCATTCAAGTTAGTTGTCGCATATGTTGCCAACAAACTCGCACCGGACAAACTCGCACTGGTATTTACATAGATTCTTACAGTTGGATTGGCAGCAGATCCTGATGGCTTTGTAAACTTTGTAGAAATCTGAATACCATCTCCAGTACCAATAGTATTCGCAGTAATCAATTTGGAATATACCAAAGTATTGTTCGTATTGCCTGTGTGTGTTGTGTTGGGTGAAGCTTGAGCCAATACAGTTATATTGGGAGTAAGCCCATTAATTGTTGTAACACCAGTCAGAGCATTGCTATTGAATGATACAGATCCATTATCGGCAACAGTAACTCTATCTACATTGTTTGTCTTTAGGATTACATCTGCTGTACCTTTCCCCTCAATAACCAAATCAACATTGTTTTGTGAATGGATTAATGGCACCTTATGAATCTCTCCACCAGTCATATCAATGGTTTTTCCATTACAATTGATACTACCTACCGGATTCAAAGTTAAATCGTTCACAGCAGTGATTGTATTAACATTCAACAGATCATTGTCATTGACATTAATATCTAAAGCTCCAGCACTATTGCCAACAGCTAATACTTGTGAAAGATTCTGGGAGCCACCTCCCCCACTTAACTTAAAAAAAAAAGAGTCAGCCAATAAGTCCAACAAATCGTAAGCATTACCGGCAAATGGAACGACCGCAGCAGGTTCTATCTGTGTCCCTGTAATCTCTGTTGTTACCAATGTTGTTATCTTGTCACTATTCGCATAGACATCTATCGTAGTGGGTGAAGTCCATTGAATAAATGAATCAGCAACAAATCTTTTGACCACATTGCCTGATCCATCCTTTAAAATTACATTGCCATTGGAAAGTTTAACTATAATCATTTTAATAGAAAATTATGTTTGATGAATTATTCTTATACTGCTTACATGTTCTACAAAAACCATACATTCCATAACTGCCACAATTACACCAATGCCCAGCTCCTGATCCACATCCACAATCATCCTCACAATCTCCACAGGAATTACATGGACATTTCTTACTATTGAAATCAGGATAGTTGGCCTTCTCCTTACACAAATAATGGAAGATAACATCTTTCAAGTTTTCCATCCTTTGCATCATTGTGTCCTGCATAAACTTTACGGCCTGAAGCCCCCCATTCGTAGCAAACTCTGAATCGTTCGAAAATATTCCTTTGGATGTAACATTCATTGTGATGAATGGTAGAGCTTCATACCATACCGCATACGATACAAATCGAAGCAGATATAATGTCCATAAAGTTTCGTAGTTAGGATCAGTTGGAAATTTGTCAACTAAAGCACCAGCATCAGGATTGTAGTTACTTACCAATGGGTTCTGTTGTGCCACCATATCCAAGTATAGATTAGTGGTTAGCAATGGAATGACATGTCTTTCTTCCGCACTCTGTATGTGGGGAGAAATCTGATTGATGTCAAACCTTGCGTTCACTGGAGCCGCTCGATAGATACCAGTATTTACTACTTCTTGTGGTTTAATTAGTTGCATCTTCTATTGTGTTTTGTTCTTGTTGTAATGGAGCAAATCCCAATTCCGCTCTTTGTTCGTCTTGAGTCAATACCTTGTCAATTGTCAAATCTGCCATAAATGATACCGGAGTAGGTTTAGCAATATCCAAAGCAATATTGGTCCAGTTGTATCCTAACCAAATACCAGCATCCTGAATAACTGGATTTAAAAACTTACCCAAGAACATCCTTTGCATTGGTCTGATAACAGTATTGTAAACAATCTCGAATTCAGATCGTATCATTTGATTACTTCCCAAACTGCCAGGCTGTCTCAATCCAGTCAAAGCAACAGTCCATCTGTGAGCACTCACTATGGCTTCTTGTGCCATTTTCTGTAATTGTAAGAACTCTCCCTCGTTTTGATTAGACAATACCTGTACATCTGCCTTATATGTCTCATCTCTTAATGCCTGGATAAACATTTTACTGTTGTTACCGGTACCAGTGAAGCATGATTTTAGAGCATTGACTAATTCTTGAGCCTCTTCCTGATTAGTAGAGCCATAAAGATTAACGATAGCAGAAGGAGTGAAACCATTTTCGAACTTGGATTGATTGAATTTTGGTATTCTGTATTCGATTTCTGCCCATATTTTAGCAGCAACCCATTCAGGTAGTCCCCAATACATCAATGTACTATCGTAATTCTTTAGATGGAAGATAGATTTTTCAACACCATCGATCACTTCAAAGTGTGGGAATAGTGGATAATCAATGGGAGCTTCAGGAGTAATATACCAGGGCTGTTCAAATTCACTTGTAACACCAATATGAGTGGGATTTAATTGGTATTTTCCTGCCTTTTTTGGTCTACACCAGGTTATAGGCAACAATCTCAAGTTGTATTTCTTTGTAGCTCCAATCTTTATCTTTGAAATCTCGATAAAAGCATTGCCAAAGTTGTTGAAATCTGTGATAATCTTATTTGTGAGCTCATCAATGTTCTCCCCATCCGCATTTATTTGCTTCAAAAAGTTGTTGAGGGTAAGTTCATCCATTAAATCCAATTGTTGTTCCTGGATCTTTTGTTTTCTTATGGATGGAAGAGGATCCATTGTCGCAGCAGCTACACTATAATAACCATCACCCATAAAGTAAGATACCTTCTGTTGAATGATGGAAGCTGTTGTACTTGAATTATTACAGATGGCCTGTATTCTGTCCAGTGCCCAAAGGTCATAGGTCTGGAAAGGAATATATTCAATAACAGATTGATCTAAAAATCTCTTTGTAGGTTCAGCAAATATGTCATCTGCCAAAAAAGGAGCCAATCCTAACTGAACAGTAGTATAAGCATTAACATTCGGGCCCGACTTCTGTGAAATCTGTATATCCTGTGTTTGTCTCTTGACTCTCCTCTGTGGTTTTGGCATTGTCATGTTGTTTGTTTTTTACTTTTTTGGTAGTTGTAATATAATCTACACCTAAATGAAATAGATGCTCTAACTGATCTTGAGTAGCATCCTTCAATACAACCTTAAATTTAGCACAATAAGCTGTATTATTCAAAAATGATTCTTTTACCTTAAACATTATCGTATTATTTTAGATTAAGAAAAAAAGGGATTACTATCATTTCTAATAGCAACCCCTCTATATGAGAAATCAAGAGCCTATGGAATAATAGTAGCAGTTGCCAAAGGTAAGGCTTGAACTGTTGTTCTTGCTGTGATTGTCACAGTTGCCTGATTTTGGTCATTGATAGCTGTTCCAGTAGTTGTCTCAACATTAGTCAATTGAGCAGGGAAGCCAATACCTAATGAAGTTAAGGCATTAGTAGTTCCCCAAATCCATCTGCCACCACCATTCTCAACATGGATAACTACGAATCCGCAGCAACATGCCTGAAGTTCAGCAACAGCATCTCTCGTATCTTGTGAGTGACAAGGGAAAGAGCCAACTAATGTTTGATTGATAACTGTGTTACAGTTTGTTCTTTCTAATGTTTCAGTCCAAGAACCAGTTTCCTGGTATGGAGTAAATTCATAGAAAGAGGTAGAACCTACCATTGTAATGACAGTTACTTCCCCACTAACAATAGTAAGGGAAGCGACATCGTCAATACTTGCCAGGTAGAACTTATCCAAACCTCCAGCACAAGATGTGGAGCAGGAAAGTGATAAACCATTTGTTAAGCAAGACATATTATATGTTTTTTATTTTGTGAAAAAATTTTAGTACGCAACAGCCATCAATTCATTGAACTTGTAGTTGAAA